GCAAATGCTAATGGCACAAGCAGGGATTGATCCTATGCAAATGAATGGTCAAGTTGCCAATGGTGGCGGTGCTATTGCTCAAGGCCAAGGAATGAATCCTGATGGAAGTAAGGCGGGAGTAAACAATGGGTGAACAAGAGAAGATCATGCTTAAAAGCATAAAGACTTCTGCTTACGGGCCTGAATTTCTAGAATACTTAAAAAAGATGCAAGATGAAAACTTTGCTGCTTTTCGTGCTTCTAACTCGGAAATGAACGACATTCATAAAGGATTTGCAATTTGCGTTGACAAACTACTTAATGCTTTTAGACAATGTGACAAAGAAGTAGTTAAACAGAACTTTGATAATCTGATTTAAGACACATACCCAATAACGGGAGTGTCCATTTACAGGGCGACTCTTTTACGAGGCCCAACAGGAGAACCACAATGAGTTTCCCGAAGCAAGTTGAAGAAGCCGCGACTCTAGCAGAAGAACTTCACAGTAAAATGTTTGCTGTAGAAGAAAATACTGAAGAGGCGGCACAGGAAGAAGAGGTTGTTGAAGAACAGGTTCAGGAGGAAGAAGCCGCTCCCGCTGTCGAAGAGAAAAAAGAAGACGAAGAAACTTACAAAGCTCGCTACTTTACTTTGAAGGGGATGTACGATGCAGATGTGCCCCGACTTCATAAGGAGTTGAAAGAGCTTAAATCGAAAGTCTTTGAGCGACTAGGAGAAGCGGCACAGCCTAAAGACGAGCCAAAGGAAGACCCTCTTGCGGAGAAGCTTACAAAGTACCGTGAAGAGTATGGTGATGACCTTATTGAAATGGCTCGGCTGATTGCTCGTTCCGAATTTGAGCCGTTCCTGAAACAACAGATTGCTCCTGTAGAAGAAAAGATTCAAAACATTTCGGAAACTCAAGTGGCAGCAGCACAGGAAGAGTTTAAGAAATACCTTGATAGTCACGTTAAGGGGGATTGGCGCTCTGTTTGGTCTGCTGACAACCAAGCCTTTATTGAGTTCCTTTCTCAGAAAGAACCCTATGGGCTGTATACCTATGGGGATCTGGTTGACAAGTACAACAATGACTGGGATGCAGACGGTATTTCAAATATCTTGAATACCTTCTTGGAGAAAAATGCTCCTGCTGCTCCCCCAGCACCGAAACAACAGGCAAAAGACCCTGCTAAAGATGCGATTGTTGCACCTAGCAGGAGCACACAAACAACAACACCTACTTCCCAAGAGAAACGGATTTGGACTCAAGACATGATTCGGGAGTTTGAACGGAATGACCGAGCCAATAAATATGATGCCGAAACCAGTCAAGCTATGTGGGAAGATTTGCTTTCTGCTCCATCTGAGAACAGAATTAGACGCTAACTAAAGGAGAATAATCATGGCTGTTTATCCTGTCGCCCCCGGCGCACCCGACTATAGCACTGGCTCTGCGAGTCAGTATATCCCTGCCGTATATTCGGCGCTGCTTATCAAGAAGTTCTACCCGCAAACCTTGTTCGGTCAGATTTGCAATACCGAATATGAAGGGGATATCAAAGAGCAGGGCGATACCGTGTATATCCGCACTCGCCCGACGATTGAAACCTTCCGCTATAAGAAGGGCATGGTTCTTCCGGTGCAGAATCCCGAAAGCCCCTATGTCACTCTGAAGATCGATCAAGGCGAAGGTTTCAGTTTTGCTATTGATCGGGTTGATGAGTTCCAAAGCGACATTAAGCTGATGAACACTTGGGCTGAAGATGCTGCCGCTCAAATGAAGCAGGTTATTGACCGCAACGTTCTTATCACTATTGCTGCGGCTGGTGCAGTTGGTGGTGGTCAAGCGGCCACAACTATTACTGGTTATAGTGCTGCTGCTGGTGGCCCGAATCTTGACCAATATACTGCCGCTAATGGCGCGTTGGTGAATGGTGCTTCGACTGCTAAAGGGACTACCGTTGCCCTTGGTACTTCGGCTGCTTCCATTTCCTGCAATACCGGCGACGAAATTACCAACCAAGTTCTGAAGTATGGCCGGTATCTGGACGAGAACAATGCCCCCGAAGAAGGACGCTTTGTTGTGTTCCCGACTTGGGCCGGTTCGGTTCTGAAGTCCATGAGCAATAACAACTTTGGTCTTGCTTATGCTACGGGCCAAAATACTGCTGGCCTGCTGTCTGGTAAAATTCCGAAGCTTGACCGCTTTGAAATCTACTTCAGCAACAATCTGCCGTCTTCGACCGAAGCCGTGACTGATCCTAGCGCCGTTATCTTCGGCTGCAAGTATGCCACGACCTTTGCGACTCAAATCACCGAGTCCCGTATTATCGACAACCCGTTTGCTTTCGGGAAGATGATGCAAGGTCTTCAGGTCTATGGCTTTAACGTTATCAAGCCGCAACTGCTTGGCGTTGACTTTATCAAGAACGCTTAACTAAAACGGGGGGAGAAATCCCCCCTGCTTTAAAGGAGAGTTAATATGGCTACCACTCGGTATAAGAAAAACGTTTCACCTGACCTTATCAATGTTGCGCGGTTTACTGTTACCGCTGACAATGATGTGCTGTTGCCTGCTGGCGACTATCTGGTGCTTGGTGCGTATCACCACAGCGCCAACACCACCGCTCTTAACCTTGCCGCTGGTGCTGACATTGCCGCTTATCCCGCGAAAGCCGCGAACCAAACTGTTTGTGCGACTGCTGCTGGCACAGGCGACATTACCCTGCTTTGGGTTGAGATTCCGGCTCCCGGCTACACAACCTTTAGTGTCTAACCTTTCTGATAAACAGGGGGGTGCAAGCCCCCCTTTTATCTTTATGGAGAATTAAATGAGGAAGTCGAAGGTAGAAGAAAAGACTGCTGATCTGTCTCTGTTCATAGAGAAGCTTCAAGCTCTTGAAACAAGGGTAGCTACAATTGAAGAAGCTTTAGCCAATATGGCTGCTAAAAAAAGCCTCTCCCCTTGTATTCAAAAGACGGAAGAGTTTAATCAGGAGGCTCCTGTGTACCGAGAAGAAACAAGCATGAAAATGACTTCGGAAGAAAAAATCCAATCCATGCGGAATGCGATCAAGATACTCCCGCCTAACTACGTTGTTAATGGCCGTCACTCCAAGCAGAATGTTCAAGCTCTTGTTGGGTTTATGGTCACGGACGAAATGATGGATGAAGCGTATCAAACGATTACGCATGAGGCTTATAAATGAATCTTTTAGAAATTCGCCAAGAATGCAGACAGCTTGCAAGGGACTTTCATTCCGAAGATTATCTTTGGTCGGACGAGGAATTGAACCGGCATATCAACCGTGTTTATTGGCGAATTGCTACAGAAACCCGCTGTATTCGTGATGCTACAACTCCTGATATTTGCATTATTGAAAGCTCTCCTGTTGATTACACAACCCTAGCAGAAGGAAGCCTTGATTATATTTGGGCCAATGACCCCGGCTCATGGCTTTATCAAACCAATGTTTGCCCTTATAACTTTAAGCTTCATAAAAGTATTATTGATATTGAAGAAGTTAAATGGGCAAACCGTCAATGGAAGCTTCAAAAGGTTTCTGTTAACAAATGGCGCACAAACCCTTGGTGGGAACGAGTCAAAGGGATGCCTACGGAATATTGCACTGACTACCAGCATGGTTTTTTGACCTTGAACTTTAGGGACGAGACAACGGACTACCTTTCTTTGTCTGTCCGTAGATCACCTATCGTACAGTTGGTTGAAGATGAAGACGTTCCTGAATTTAAAGAGAACTACCATGATTTCTTCTTGAATGGTGTTCTTTGGTATATGTATTCTAAGCCTGATTCGGAATCGTTTGATGCTGCAAAAGCTGATAAGCATTATGGTTTGTTCAAGCTTGATATGGACGAGATTAAGCAGCAAGAAAGCCAAATGGATAATTACCTGCGTCCAAACTATTCAATGAGTGCTTTTCGCTAATGCAAAATATTAAGCACACTAATCTTACTGTCGCTAAGGGGATAAACAACCTCCACGATAAAGTGCAGCTTGGAGATTTTGAAGATACAAATGCTCGGTATCCAAAAGAAAGAACGGTCAACGTTTTAGCTGAAGCGAATAATGTAGACATTGATTCTGTCGGGATGGTACGCAGGCGCAAGGGAAGAACACCGCTCCTAATTTCTGCTACACCGCATAGTCTTTGGGGCCACCCCAATGATGATTCTATTGTTTATTTTGTCTCCGATAGAGTGCTTTATAAATTAAATAGCGACTACACAAGAACTGCAATCACAACATTCTCAAGCGATGAACGCGCTAGCTTTGTTGCTATTAATGATGAAGTTGTCGTTACAAATAAAACAGAAATAGGGTGGGTAAACGGGACAACTTTCGTCCCCTTCCAGCAGCAAGTTAGTACTTTTGAAAAGCTTATGCCAGCAGGCCAGTATGTAGCTTTTTATCGTGGGTGCTTGTTTGTTGCTTCCGGCTCTGTTTTATATGCAAGTAAGCCGTGGAACGCTGAAGTAAGGGACGAGCGTTTTTCGGAGTTCCCGATGAATGGGCATATCCGCATGCTTGCCCCCGTAGAAGATGGTCTTTGGATTGCTACAGAAAAAAACGTAAGCTTTATGAATGGTTTTGGAACAGATGAATTTGAATTTGTTCACAAGTCCGACTTTGTTCCTGCTGATGGATGCTTTGGATATGGGTATCTTCGTGGGGATAAAAATTCTGAGATGCAAGTATGGTGGGCTGCTGATGGATTTATAACTGGTAAAGCCAATGGTGCTTATGAGAACATTTCACAAGATCAAGTAAGACTCCCAAGCGGAGAAGTTGGGTATTGTCTAAGAACAGAACAAGATGGTTACTATCAATATATTGCTGTAATACCAAAAGCAGAAAACGGGAATATTTATATCCCGCCAACTTTACCAATTGAGACAATCAACTACTAGGAGTTTGATATGGCAATCAGGATTACAACCGGGCTAGCTAATAAATTGGCTCAAGGATATGGGTTGCGAGAGCTTTTGAGGGATGGACGTTTTTATGTCTATTCTGGCTCACAGCCTGCTACTGGCGATTTGGCTCCGGTTGGAACCAATCTTATTGTCTTTACTCTTGATGGGAACGCATATACACCGCCAGTTCAATCAAAAGCAAAGATCACTATTTCAGGTTCGACAGGAACTATCAATACCGTTACTGTTGGTGGGCTTGGCTACAACCTTCTTTCGTTGCCTGTTGCTGTTACATCTGGAAGCTATGGCCTAGCGGCTGATGCTTTGGCGGCTAGTATCAATGGCAAAGATAACCCGCTTAATATTGTTGCTACTTCAGACGGCATTGATAGTGTTACCTTGTTTACTCCTTATTGGCTTGGTGCAGAAGGGAATGGTCTTACCATAGCAACAACACA